ATGGCAAACCAGTCACGGCGGAAGTACCCGCCATCGGGCCGCACATCCCAGTTGCCGTCAAGCAACTGTGCGCGGGTGATCGGGTCGAGGTTCGCCAGCGACCGCACATACGATTCGCGGTCGAGATACGGGTTGTCCGACAACCGCGCCGGGAAGAACGGACGACCGTGTTTCTTCCCCTCGACGATGTACCACTGCCTGACCCACTGATGACCGATGCCGCCGGGGTTCGTCGCGCCCCGCATCCTCAGGGGCACACGCGACCCCGTCAGACGGCGGATTCGCGAATGCAGGAACCGCACCTGTCGCTGGGAAAACTGGGTCATTTCGTCGATGCCGATGTACTGGAACTCAGCCGACTTATACCGTTCGACATCCTGTTCATTCGACATGTACCCGAAGGTCACGCGACCGCCGCCCGGAAACTGCCACTGCTTTTCCGTCTTATCCCAGTGCGCGTCGGTGGGCGACCACCAGTCCAGCGCCCGATCCATGATGGCACCCGGCAGTGCGAGGTCGGCATAGGTGCGTCTGAGGATCAGCGCACTGTAACCGGGCACATCGACGAACTGGACGGCAGCCATCAGCAGGGCGTCCGACTTCCCGCCGCCAGCCGCACCGCCGAATAGCGCGTCCTCGACCATGCACGCGAGGAACGCCGCTTGTCGGGGCGTGGGAACGTGCGGCACATACGGGTTGATTTCAATCGTCTGATGGATCACCTGTTCCATCATCTGCGTCAGCGTTTGCTGCGGCGACGATACCGATGGCTTCGCGGTAGGCGCGGTTGTATTCCTCATAATCGACCACCAGCGATTGCGGTTCCTTCGTCGTCACGTTCACGTCGGCGGTGACCTCGACGCGGTCGCCATACCCGCGATCACGACCGACCGTCCTCAGCAGGAACTGCACGGCCCACGGTTCTGCCGCATCGACGGCCTGAAACAGCCGTAGTTCGCCAAGATCGACAATCTGCCCGCGTGCCTCTTCCAGCGCATCACGCACCGTCTGATGCCGTTTGATGTAGTTCCTGACGGTCTGCTGGTCACAACCCAGACGCTGCGCGGCATACGTAATCAGGCCGCGTGTTTCGGTGATCGCCAGCGCGACCTGTGCGGCGGTGAACTTTGGATGCACGTACCGTGACATGGCGTACCCTCGAAAGCGACGAATGCGTCACGCCTTCCGACGACGTTTTTTCCCCGTTGTCATCGCCCTGACCGTGTACCCCTCTTCGATCAGACGCGCCTGAAGATCGGACTGCGACGCTTCGTCGCTGCATTCGACGATCAGGTTGAACTGCGGTGGTAGCGGGAAGGGGTCGCCCCCGTCTGACATGCCACCGTGCGGTGCCAGACTGTCGAGGATGCCAGCAACCCGTGCGTCCTCAGTCTCGACACTGGCAATCAGCGCCGCGAGGGCGTCCTGGTCGGTGCCCGCCAGTGCCCCGATAGGGTCGAGGGTCGCCAACACTTCCTGTTCTTCCGCTTCACTCAGATCGACGTACTCGACGGGTATCGTCGGCTGACCGACGCCGATTGCCGCCAGAACGCGCAGATGACCGTCAACAACGTGCCCCGTCCGACGATTGACCGTCACCGACCGGACGAACCCTACGTCGTCGATGACGCCTGCCAGCGCCTGCTGTTGCGCCTGCGGATGCACCCGCCAGTTTTGGGGATTGGCAAGCAGTTGATCGGGCGGCTCTTCACCGTGCCCGACGATGCGAATGTTCCACGGGTGATCGTCCACGTTTCCCCCAGTGGTGGCACATGTGGTATTGACAAACGGTATCATGTATGGTATCGTAGGCGATGAAAGGAGTGAACGTCTTTGACGAAGCGGGACAAACGGGAATCGGCAATCAGACGCAAGCCAAAAGGAGTACGGTTCAACGATCTTGACGCGGTGTTACGTGACGCGGGGTTTCTCCGCACACAGGAGAGCGGTAGTCACGCGGTCTATCGCCATTCGCAGTACCCGATACGGGCGACCGTGGTCGTTCCCCATGCGGGCGAACAGTTCGTGAAGGCGTATCAGGTGGAACAGGCTCTGGCGGCGATTGACGCGGCCCGTGCTAAGGAAGGAACAGCATGAAAGATGTCATCATGTTGGAGATGACGGACGAAATCAGGGCACTGGCGGCACGACCATACACGGCGGTGATGACCCGCGAGGACGGCGACTACGTGTTCCGGGTTCCCGATCTGCCGGGGCTGGTCACGGGCGCGCCGACGATCACCGAAGCACTGGAACTGCTGGAAGATGCGAAACGCGGCTGGATTGCCTCAGCGCTGCACTTCGGTGATCCGGTGCCCGAACCGCGCAGCGGCGACGACGCGCCGCGTAAGAGCGGGAAGTTTACCCTGCGGGTGTCACCCGCGATTCACGATGCACTGACCCGCGAAGCGAAGCGGCAGGGCGTCAGTCTCAACGAACTGGCGACGACCGCGCTGGCTATCGTCGCGGCGCGAGGATTGGAAACGATTATGCCAAATGGAAAGAGGCGCTAATCATGGACTATTTTCTGGCTATCGTGCTGCCTCCCGTCGCCGTGTTGCTGAAGGGCAAACCGGGGCAGGCGCTGCTGAACTTCGTTCTTACCCTGTTCTTCTGGTTTCCCGGCGCGATCCATGCCTGCATCGTCGTTGCCGATGCGCACGCCCAGAAGCGCCATCGCGAAATGCTCCGCGCCGTGCAGGGGCAACCCGCGTACGCCTATGCGGCGTACCCGGCCCCGCCGCCCGTGCAGCGCCCCGTGCAGCGCCCTGTCCCGCCGCCACAGCAGTTGACCGCGCAGACAAGCATGAACCTGCGTGCTGAGGCATGGGTACGAGAGTACGCCGCCGCGCACCCGGTCGCGACATGGTCGGTCGCCGCTGCCAGCGTCCTGTTCATCGCCGTCGTGTTCATCGCAGTGATTATCGGACAATAGGGGCAGAAATCTAACGTACCCAAAATATGCCAGCAGCGCCGGGGTGTCAATAGCCCGGCGCTTTTCTATTTCCCCTTACCCGGCACGGGGATAGCGGGCGGTCTGGCACGCGAACGCGGTATTGACAGTTTTGCACTCAGCAACGCGGTTGCCCGTGAAAGGTACGATTTCACGGTCGCCTCAGCCAGACCATAGTATTCCGCGCAATCCTCGATTGACATCGGTTCGCCGTAGCGTTCGACAGGATGCGCGACGCCGTCGATGATCTCCACGTCCAGATACCATCCGATATTCACCGCCAGCCATACCCGCCGTTCGTGCGTCGGCATCGACGCGAACGCCTGCCGCAGGTCGAGGTTTTCGAACCCCAACGTGAAGTCGGGATGCCACAGGGCAGCGAGGACATGACCGCGCCCATCACGCTGCGCGACCGCGAACGCCGTGGGATCGCGTTCGATGATCGCCCGTACCGTCCGGGTCACCGCGTCAGGCATCGTCCGGCCCGTCGAATCGCGCTAACTCACGTTCACATTCGCAGTCGAGTGAGTCGGGATGTGGGCACCAGCCGACACAGGGGTCGCCGGGTTCGGGTTGACCTTCCGGTTCGATGATGTCGAGCGTCACCCGGACATGGCTGCGGGGAGGCAAATCCGGCAACCGAACGATGATTTCACGCGCCGTTTCCATTGTGCCCCCTACCTTCCACCGTGCCAGAGTGCAAGGGCGACCGTCAGCGCCGCCCATGCGAACGGCAGGACGACGTTCGTCCAGTCGGCCCGCGCTGTCACCAGCCGCGCCAGCCCGACCAGCCCGAACACGGTCGCGATCACGATGAACAGCACGGTAACCATCTGTACACCCCTCATTCAAGTGTGCGAAAAACCGCGTCCCAGTCGTTCGCGTCCCAGGCGTAAACCTCGACCCCCGGCACCCGCGCCAGTTCCAGTAACCACGTCACCTGTTCCATCGTCGGGGTGCCGCCGACCCGCTTCAGTTCCGCGATCACCAGACGCCCCTGACGCACCAGCACCAGATCGGGGAACCCCGGTTCACTGCCGTCGGATCGGCGCGTGTGGTACACCAGCCAGCCCGTGCGCGTCGCCTCAGCGATGATCGCCGTCATGAACTCAGCTTCGGATTGCGCCGCGACCAGCATCGGTCGGGCGGTCGGCGTTTCAAACCGACCGCGTCGCTTCGTCCCAGTTGGATACTCGACCATGCCGACCCTCGCATTGTGTTCATCTGCATCAGGCAGACCCATATCCGCGAACACGTCGCCGCTGCCCCTGACGAATACCGTGTTTCCGATCCGGTGTGTTTCAGTCATCGCCTTGCCCTGCTTCACCTTGCCACGCCTTGCCGAACCCCGCCTTGCCTGACCAGGCCTGACCTCGCCCAGCCGCGCCACGCCTCGCCGCGTCAGGTCACCGGATCGGGAACCGTCACCGCGCTGATCGCGGCAGCAACCGCCCCGAATGTCCGTTCGAAGCCTTCGTAACATGCGTAGCGTTGCTGCCAGCCTTCGATTTCCTTCAGCGCCCTGGCGACGACCTGTTCCCAGATTTCCGTCGTGCCTGTCGCGACATCGACCGTCACGTACCCACGCGCAGACCGTTCGTCGCTGACGACAAAGACGTTGTGAAACGCCCGCACCCATTCCGGTTCGCCCCGTGCGTTCACCCGCTCGACCTGTATCGCGCCGATCATCGTCCGGGCCTGCCACAGTCGCCAGTTCTGCGCGGCGACCGCGTCGTCCCATTCAAAATACGGGTGCAACGGCGATGCATCGAACCGCGCCGCATCGACGACGACATGCGCCGTTAGCGGAACATCGACCGCCGCCAGCCGTTCCAGTTCCGGGCCAATGACGCCCGCGTCCCGATCCGTGTACGGCGATCCATCATGTGACCGATACCCGCTCATTGCTGTCTCCTTTCGGTGAATCCTTGCCTTGCCTGGCCGAACCCCGCCGCGCTTCGCCCTGCTCTACCATGCCGAGCCTAGCCGAACCAGGCCACGCCACGCCGCGTCAGACCAGTTCGCGCACGCCCGCGATCATCCACTGCCCGAACGACCCCTTTTTCTCGACGCGCCAGTCGCCGATGCCGACCGACAGCCCCGCGAGTGTCACCGCGTTGACGATGTGATCCATCGAAATGATTTCTTCGATATAGGTGATCGGCACCGTAATCGACCACGGGAAGAACGCCGCACGATAGGCAAGCGATGTCGTGCCCATGCCGATCCTGACGCGGTCGGTGCGCATCTGGGGTGGGTTGTCACTGATGATTGCCAGCAGATCGGCGGGGATGAAAAACCCGCCCATCATCTGCGTCATCACCGCGTCCGTGAACCGCCCTGCCGCCGTGATCGTCGCTTTCTTGATACCGATTGCCGGGAACCCGAACCCGCCATCGGGCAGCGGATAGGTCGATGCCCGGAACTCAGCATCGGGGTCACGCGGCGGGCGCTCTTTCGGCTTCGGTTTCTTCACGCCCTGATCGCCCGCGATGCCTTCGATGACCTCTTGTGCCATGCGATGCGTAATAAGGGGTGTCGTCCCTTCGATGTCGATTTCAATCTGCCGTACCGTCAACTTCGGAATCTGAATCGTCGTCGGCATTGTGCTACCCCTTCCAGTCCTTCACACTGCGAAACCGTGCCGTGCCTCGCCAGGACGCGCCGCGCCGAGCCATACCCGGCCTTGCCCGACTCAGCCTCGCCTCGCCTCGCAGAACCCAGCCCCGCCGCGCCGGGCACAGCCTTGCCTCGTCACAGATCAGCGACCAGCGGCGGTTGCACCCCCGCCGCCGTCACCCGCGAACCCGGTGCCCAGAGGTTCGATGCGTACATGGCGCGGTTCCGGTGCTGGCTGACCGTCCTCGACTTCCGTTCGCCCGACAGCTTCGTCAGCGTGCCGTTCTTCTGCATTTCCTGCATGACGGCACCATATGCCATCAGGTTGAACGGGGGCGGTTTCATCGGCACATACCGCCCCATTTCCTCGCGAATGTCGTCCATCGTCAGGATCGGCATCCGCGTCGCCACGGCGGTCACGATCAGTTCCATGAACGGTCGCCATGCCTTCGCGCCTTCTGAGGCCCGCTGCATCCCCAGTGCTGCCGCTTCCGCTGTTGCCTGATATTGATTCATCGTCGCCCCCCGTCACGCGCCCAGCTTCCGCATGATGTTGTCGAAAAACACGTCGCATTCGGTGAAAATCGCCGGGGTCATCCACGGCATATTCCGCAGGCGCGTTCGAATCGACTTGAACACCTTACGTATCGCCGCCGCCCGCACCGCATCAGCGGCGACAAGCGCCAGCGGTGCGGGTTGGTATCCCGGTTCCGTCACGACAATCGGCGGGTCGGCTGGGTCGTCCTGAATCAGTTTCGGCTGGTCAAGGTTGACCCATCTGCGAACGCCATCGGCATCAACGTCAAGCGCCATGCAACGTCTGACAATGTTTTTCGCCCGTTCGCGTGACCGCTTCGACGCAGGTTCGTAGTCGTCAATCGCTGCAAGAATCGCGGGGTCGTCAACCATTTCATCGACGGTCGCGTTCGGATGCAGCGTCTGGTATGTCGTTACAAGGTCAGTGATTCGTTGCAGTTTCGGGGAACGAAACACGCTTCACCTCCGACAGTTTCGGCTGTGGCATTTCCAGGCGCTCCCGCAGTGCATAGGCGTACCGCCTCAGCCAGTCCTGTACGCCTTCCGCTATTTCCAGATCAGACCGCAACAGGATTGTCAGCGCGTCGAACCCGTCAAGGCGCTTCACGTAGCGATCTGGATCAAGACTGGTAAGGGTCGCCAGCGTTCCCAGCGTTCGATGCACTGCGTCCTTCGACGCCCATAGTTCGACACCGTCAAGCCGACGTTGTGCGGCGTCCCGGCGTCGATTCGCGTCGTCAATCCTGAACGTCATCGCGTCGATTTCCTGCTGATGCGCGAACCGTAGTTTTGCCAGTTCATCCTGCAATCGCTGTTCGCGTTCAGACGGCGGCAGTTCTTCCGTCGCCTGTATCCGCACGATTTCACGCTTGTATTCCGCGATTTCCTTTTCCAGATTCGGCACCTTGTCGGAATCCCCGAACAGCGCGGCAATCGCACCCTGTTGCTCAGGCGGTAACTGCGCGATCTGATATGCCACGTCGCGGGTCATCTCTCCCCTGTCCCAGCGTGCCGCCAGTTCCGGGGTCAGGTTCGATAATGTGTGGTAACGCTTCACACTCGTTACTGACCAGCCGATCTGCTGCGCGACCGTTTTACGGGTTCCGCTGGAACCAGATTCGCTGTCAGGTCTGCCTTCTTTGACACCATTCAGTTCATAGAGTCGGGCGATGCCTTTTGCCTGTTCGCTGGGTTTCATCCCTCGACGCATCAGGTTTTCATGGATGCGGATAGTCTCGACTTCGCTTTCGGTGATGTCCTCGCGCACGATCACGGGCACGGTCGGCAACTGTGCCCGCAGCGCGGCGCGATACCGCTGTTCGCCCGCGATGATGCGACCATCAGATCGGATCGTCAGAGGTTGAATAATCCCGACTTCGCGAATCGACGCCGCCAGCAAGTCCAGTTCGGTGTCGTCCATGCGCGTGAACAGTCGTTCGTTCTCAGGGTCAATCCTGACCTGCGTCACATCCCATTGCTGTACCGTCATCGTCATCGTCATCACCCTTCCGTCGTCACCACGACGCGGTTGATATAGTCGGCATCGACCGCGCAGAACCCCGCATACGACAGTTCGATCACCGCCACATCTCGCCAGTGCGCCGCGTCGAGGGGCGCGACGCGGTCAACGACGACGCACTGAATCACCGTGCCCGTCATCACGTTCTGGACGTGCAGCACCGTGCCGATGGCATGGTCGGGATGGGCGCAATAGAACGCGCCGTCGGGCATCGCGAAGTCGGCGGGTAACTGCCCCCAGCCCTTTCGCATCCTGACGATCTGTTCCCAACCGCCCCGGTCGTACGACGGGCTGTAATAGATCGCCTGACCGACCGTCAGTTCCGACGACGGCACGGGCACCATCAGCAGGGATGCGGCGATGATGACGGTCATGGTGTCCACCAGACTATCGACAGCGCCCGCTGCGCGAGAAACAGCGGTTTTCCCTCGACCATTTCCAGCCGATAACCCCGACAGCGGTACAGCGCCCAGCGGTCGGGTTTCGTCGTCACCCCCGTCGGATCACCGACCACGTCGGGGGGATGGACAATCGGTCGTGTCGCACTGTGCGTGAACTTCGGGATGGTCAGATACGGGCAGACCTGCATCGAATAGCGGGCACAGTCGTCGTGACAGGGCGGGTCGGCAAACGTCCGGTTCCGCACACTCAGTTCACCGCCGACGAACACCATCTGTGCGCCCAGCCGCGTCCCGCAGATCATGCAGCGCCGTTCGCGAATGCAGCGGGCGATCTGGAAATCGTTCAGATAGCGGAAGTCGAGGGGGTCGCCCGGTTCGGGCTGGACACAGAAGAATATCGGATAGCCCCGCTGGTCGCTGTCCAGATGCGCCATGCGGGCGGGGCGCGGCACCGTCGCGACGTTCATGCGTCAC